ATCAATATCCAATAAACTTTTAAAGAACTCACCAATCTTACCAAATGTTTCAATAAGAAAATCAGAAAGACGGAATGGTTCGTTTGGATCACCAAATCCGAAGATATCTTTAATTAAATTTACTCCAGCACTGATTGGCCATGTAATGAGGTCATATACACTACCAAATAAATCAAGGAAAGTTTGGAGACTAAAATCACCAGAAAAAAGAGCCTTAATAGATTTAATTACATCACCTACTGTTTGTTTTACAAACTGGAACAATGCAAAATCACCAAATAAATCTTCTCCTAGTGCAAATATTTCTTTAATTTTGGTAATTACAGTGTCAACCATTCCAGTGATAAATGTTCTAAGACTGAAATCAGTTCCATCTTCAGTCGACCAACCAAAGATACCCATAATCCAATTTACTGCTGAATCAATAGGTGGAAAGATAATATCAAGAAGTCCACCTTCACCTACGATGCTAGTCCACATAGATGTAAGTGTTCCTACAGGGTCAGTGAATAGTCCAACAACACCATCATATATTCCAACAAAGAAATCTTTAATACTTTTCAGTGTATCAGTAACAAATTTACTAATAGAACCAAAGACTGAATCAGTAGACTCTAATCCAAATAGGCCTGCGAATAGATTGTAAACACCAGTGATTAGATTGTCTATTGTATTAATAAAGAATGTACCTAGACTTCCAATTAGAGTTGTAATACCACCAAGGATATCACCCTCTTGAAACTTTGTGATTGCGTCACCAACACCAGAAAACAGTACTTTAATATTTTCAAACTGTCTGATAAACACATCTTTAACAATCTCAAATATTGGTTTTAGAATATTTTCATATAAACTTAAAAGTGCTGGGCCTATGTCCTCCACGAGAGTTTTTTTCATTTTTTCCCAGTACTCACTATTCATAAATGCAATAAAGGCTGCAAGTGCGCCACCGATAAGAAGTTTTTTCAAAATACTTGTTAGTCCACCACCAAACTTTCCTGCCTTATCTTTTACTGCTTTACCAAAACTACTAGCAACCCCCACAACGCCCTTTTCCACACCTTGAATACCATTCAATAGTGCAGTTGATAATCTGAAATTTTTACGTTTATCTTCAACTGCTGCGGCTGCATTTTTCACACCAGCCTTTGCACCATCTGCCAATAGTTTTAAGGGAGCAAGAATTGTTAGGGCAGGGTTATTTTTAAGAATCGCTTCTTTTTGGTCTCTTAGGATTTGTGCTGTCTCTGCCTGTGCCTGATGTCTCGCAGACTTTTCATCCAGCCCCATTGTTTCCAGAATGGCCATTCTGTCTTTAATGGTATCACGAGATTCTTGGACTGCCTTAGTATTCTTTGCCATTGAGGCAGCATCTTCTACCGCCCTCTTTTTGGACGCCGCAACAAGAGCAGAAAACCCTGCTGACATGGCTTTACTGAGAGGTTTAGCTAAACCTTCAAATTCTTTTTCAGTGGTTTTACCCTTGTTGCCCTTGTTGTCATCTTTTTTTGCCATGGTTTATTTCCTACTTCTTTGCAGAGATTGCCTCTTTACCATAGAACGCCGCAACTATCGCTGCAACAGAAACAAAGTAAACTGCAGCCATATCACCTAAGATTTTGCCTGCCTGATCTAATCCCAACCATACTGCAATTACTACTGCAAATGGATATAACAACATACCACTGAGAGCGAACAAAGCCATGTTTCGCTGGGCGTCCTGTTTCTTATCTTCATTTTCCATGTCGCTGCGTTTATCAGCGAGTTCAATCATTCTTTCTTCTCTCATCATTTCCTCGTCACTTACAACCCCATCTCCATCTACATCTAAATGTGAATATTTGGAGTCTATTTCTAATTTCTTTGCAGCCATCTCATTCTCCTCTGCAACTATTTATCTCTTATTCTGGTTATTCATCGCCCGTTGACGTTGTTTTGTTCTTTCATCGTCTAGATGTTGTAATAACAGAGAAACGTATATCTCCCTCTCCCAAGGCAACATCTCTTCAAGTTCGGTTAATGAATATTGGTGATGTTGCATTAACTGGAAATTTAACCGATAGTAATTTTCCAGAGAATTATGAGAGAGGGCTACTAGAAAAAACTTTGCATACCCTCTAGAACAACTTCACCATCCACCCCTGTTTTGGGGTTCTTAACCTTTATCATATGTCTCACTTTAGGCATAGTATTAAAAAATTCTTGTACCCTTTCAAACTGATCGTGTGACATAGATTCAATAAATTCATCCAAATCATTTTTATCCATGTCTACTTTTTCGTAAACATTGTTACTATCATAAACCTGTCTGACACAAGACTTGATAACCTCAAAGGTTGATTCCATTTCATTATCTAAATCTAATTCTGTTACAGAACTAACTTTTGGATAATCCATAATCAGGCCGATTTCATCAGTCAATCTAATGTTAGTATCGTGTCCAACTTCTTTATGACACTCAATCTTTGTCAAATCAACATCAACTTGTACTTTTGTTGTGTTGTCATCTGGACAAGTTACCATCAGTTTTACTATTTCACCGACAGACTTTGCTCTTAGATTGATAAAGATATATTCTAAGTCAAAGATTGGTAATTTCTCTGCATCCACTTTCTCAAATGTGCAAGATGTAATTACATCCTTAACCGCTCTCATAATATCTTCACTCTTTCCAGCCTGTTGTGCTATCATCAGAGCCTTTTCTTCTTTTACAAGGAACGGACGATACTCAACTTTTTCACCAGTTGAAGGAAGCGTCAATTCAAATTTCGCCGAGGCGAGTTTTGGTAATGCCATAATATTTCTCCTATTGCATTATTAAATTAAAAGGGGCCGGATGTTGGATCAATTTCCAAACCACCATTCACCGACATATTTCTCCCTCTTTGTCTCAGTCTTGCACTTAAATCTACTGATGGTGCATATTTTTGATTTAATACTCTACCATTTCCATCAATATGAGTGTGTTCTTTAAAAACAAAATCGACACTGATTTGTCCTACTTCACCACTCTCCTGTGCATACTCAATTGCACCTATTGTTTTAGGATAACAATCCTGTAATCTTATACCAGCAGTTTTTTGATTATTTTTATCTAACTGATAAATGTCTATACTTCTTTTATAGTTGTCATAATATTCAAGGTTATATGAATCTGGTTTCACAATCATGTCCATCCAATTCATAAAGAATGTTCTTTCAAAGTGTGTTGTGCCTAGATAGAAATTCATAGAAACACTTTCTGCATATGTCAACCCCTGTGCCATCTCGTATGTCGGGCCGTATACATTTTCGTTAGTAACAGTTCTCAAGTTTTTGCCAGGGATTGTTACATTTACAACTTTAAATGACACAAATCTGTCATCTGAAATACTTGGGTTTGCTTCTGCTGGTGAGATAATGATTACCTCAAACCTATTTAAAAATGCAGGGCCACCCTTATCATAGAACTTAGAAATAAATTCCTGTAGTGCCATTATACTCTCCTAGGCTGATTAATAATTCTTCTAGAATCAGCATATACTTTTGTTTCGTTTGCTCTTACAAATCTTTGCACTGGTAACAAAACTGCAACCATCATTTCTTCTGCATCAATTCTACGGAACGTGCCTCTAACATGATCTGCGAGATATCTCTTTACAACTGGTTTTACAATTGGATTTCTTTTGATACGATTCCATGTCAAACGAATTCTTGTTGTTTCATCCATCCTATCATTTGTTGCATATTCTTGTATTATATTTAACAGTTTTAATCTCATGGGTATTGATAGATAATGAAAGTTTAAACCAACAAATCCCTCATTTATATCCCCACCACCAACGGGCTGTATTGGTAATACGAGAGGAAACCTATCATAATATGGTAATACTTTGACATTGTTCTTGTACTTTGGATCATACATGAAAAAGTTCATAGTACCCAGAGTTGGACGCCCAGTTACAAAACCCTCACGCACTAATTGTGCAGAAGGAACGTCACCAAGTTCTTTTACCTTCTGACGAAACCAGCGAATACTGCGTTCTTTACCGCCCGTCTTTTCTAGTATGCTTTCAATTATCTCTGCCATACTTGTATTTATACGTTTACCCCAGATGATCCTCAGTAAGTATTTTAAATTCCATCTGTCTGTCGTTGCAAAATTCTATTGCTGCTTCCCACTTTGCTTTGTTCACACCCCATGTACGGACTTCTTGAACAAATCGTGGTGTCTTACGTTTTGGTGGTTTAGGAGGGCCACATTGTGCTTTTGGTTTGACTTCTATCAACATCTTTTTGACAGAACCATCTTTCTGTTTTACCTTAACATAGAAATCAGGGAAGTAACGATGGCGTCTACCATCAAGAGGAGATACATAGGGTATAATAATCTCTTCACTACCCCATTCTAAAATGCTGTCATTCCTATCACAGTAAACCATGAATTTACGTTCCCAGAGACTCCTATAAATAATATTAGAAGGGTCTCCTTTGTATTTTCGTGGTTTTGATGGAATATATCTTCCTCTGTATGCCATGCCGATATAAATACTTTCACAATGTATAGGACTATTTAGAATGGCAGTTATACCTACAATAAAAAGAACGAATAGTGGTGGTATGGGTTCGCCTATGTTGACTTACCCAGAAACACTAGGAACTATGGATAGGCATAAACACTATGTCATGTTCTATATAAATCAGGCAGCCAAATCCAAAATTAATTTTGGAGCAGGTTCATACGATACAAGTCCAAACCCCCCTGGCTCTGTTCGTGAAGATGCTACAACACTTTCTATAAAAAGAGCACCAACTATGAGATTGTCACAAGCAATTGCATTGTATATGCCTGCAAAACTAGCAGTGGCCCATACTGCAAACTATGGTGAACAAGAGATAGGTGCAGTGGTTGCCGGTGGAGCATCTGCCTTGGCGTCTTTGAATAGTGGAATGAGTAATCAGGCAATTGCAAAAGAATTAGGCTCAAAAATGTTAGAGGGCGGTGCGGCTCAACTAGAGAATATGGCACTCATGGCATTAGATGCTACTATCGCTCAAGGTGCCAAGGCGGCAGTTGAGATATCCAGAGGCACAGTTTTGAACAATAGAACAGAGATGGCATTTGAGGGTATTGGGAGAAGAGAGTTTTCATTTGAATTTAGAATGTTACCAAACAACGCAAAAGAAGCAGAAACAATAGAAAATATTGTAACAACTTTTAGATACCATGCAATGCCAGAAATTGAAGGTAGTAACTTAACTGGTAGAACCATGATTTCGCCATCAACTTTTGATATTGAATATTTTCCAAACACACATCTTCATAAAATATCAACATCTGTACTACAGAGTGTAAGTGTAAATTATGGTGGAGATCGTCCACAGTTCTTTGATGATGACCATCCAGTAGAAACTCAACTTTCACTAGGATTTAAAGAACTAGAAATTATCACAAAAGAACGTATTGCAAAAGGTTTTTAATCATGTCTTATTTTTCTTATTTTCCAAAAGTACAGTATGATGTTCGTGGCACTGGTAGTAACACAGTTATGACAAATCTAACCAAGAGAATCAGACTTAGAGATTATTTTAAAAGAAATTCAGTAAACTTTGACTTCTATGATGTAAAAGCTGGAGAAACACCAGAGTATATTGCAAATGAATTTTATGGTGACCCAGAACTTCATTGGGTTATCATTATGACAAACAACATTGTAGATTATTATACTCAATGGCCAATGACAGTTCCAGCATTTGAAGCATATGTAAAAGAAAAGTATGACGATGCAAATGGTGTTCATCACTATGAGTACCTACAGGAATCAGGAGATACTACAAAGGTTATAGAACTTCCAAACGAATCTGCAACTACAATTCCGGCTGGTGCAACCACAATAACCAACTATATCCACGAAGAAAGAATTCAAGAGAAAAACAGAAGAATTCGTTTGGTACAACCAAGGTTTATTGATGGCATCAAAAAAGAATTTAAAAATTTAATGAACGGATAACATAATGGCGGAGATAAAGTACGCTGGTGAATTTATTGTTGAAGAATGTACTCTTTGTACAGTGGGTGGACTAGAACTTAACCTTTTAGAACAACTTGCAACCGTAACAATCTTTGAAGATATTTTTTCAAACTCAATTACTGGTAATATATCTTTTGTAGATACAAATAACTTGACTGCCAATGCTTCTATTGTCGGACAGGAGAAGTTAAAACTTGTTCTCGTAACACCTAATGCAAAAGATGATACTGAAAGAACTATGGCTGTCAATTTCACTGACAACCCACTTCATGTATATAAAGTTTCCTCAAGTATAAACATCAACGATAGAACTAAAATATTCAGTCTTAGTTTTACTACTATGGAGATGGTAAGAAATAATCGTATTCGTGTATCTCAGTCATTCAAGGGTGAACCTGTAAATGATATGATTAAGAAAGTTATTCGTGGTGAGGAATACCTAAATTCTAAAAAAGAATTCTACTATGAAGAAACCACAAATAACTTTCAGATAATTGCACCTAATAACAGGCCATTTGACTTCATCAACAATCTATCAAAGAGGTGTCTATCAAAAGAGTATTTCTTTGCACCATCATTCTTATTTTATGAGACTGTCAAGGGATATTATTTTAGAACTATTGACAGTATGATGGATAGGAAGAATCCTCGTATGGTTTTTCGTGAGGTTACACCTACAGATGATCCAGATAATACTGCACTGAACTTGACAAATATTTTAGACTACGAAATTATGAATTCTACTGATACAATTTTACAGGCAAGATCAGGAATGTACTCTTCTGACCTACTTGAAGTTGATATATATAATAAGAAGTATACACATCACGAATTTGATTACCTGAAAGAATATAATAACAATATTCATGCAGACGAATACAATTCATACGGTTCTAAAAAGGCACCACCAATTTCAGAGGCAAAAGATGACTTTGGAAACAAAATCACCGAATACCCTAAAACTACCCTATATGTTCAAACGACTGAAAGAGACAAAGTAGGTGGATTGTTTGATCCAGCCTTTGATACAGATATCGACTACTCTGGAATTGATATCTGGTTACAACAAAGACGTTCAAGGATAGTATCATTAGAAACAAATATTACACTACGAATCAAAGTGCCAGGCAATACAACATTGCAGGCTGGAGACTTGATTGGTATAATTCTAAAGAACCAAACGGATGCTGCAACTGCACAAGACCCATATCTCACTGGACGCTATCTGATTACAAATCTAAGACACGAATTCAAAAAAGGCGGTGGAAAGATGACACACGAATTACACATAGATTGTGTTCGTGATACAGTTCAAGTGCCGTATCCATCTAATGGTGTTACTGCACTAGATGGTGGAAAATCAATCGAAGAAATTATCCCCAGAGGTTCTGCTGACGCTGGCGATATAGTATTTTAAGGAGGGCCAAAAGACAACTCAAATCTTTGTTATGCATTATAAACTCAAACATGAAAGAGGTAGACATGACTGCAAAACTCAAAAACCGAATTAAGAAAATGAACTTCCAAAAAGTAAACAGAAGGGTAGAGGTTGAGAAAAGAGAGGATACTAAATACTATGAAGAGATATATCGAAAACGAACTATGGAGTTGTTAGGAATAAAACATGAAAACATTTACGGAATTGCAAGAGGGAGTTTATGATCCCAATATATTCAAAGCAATTTTCCTAGCAGGCGGGCCTGGCAGCGGTAAATCATACGTTGTCAGGCGTACCACTGGTGGACTTGGAATGAAGATTGTGAACAGTGATGACATCTATGAAAAGATGTTGAAGGACGCTGGTATGGATACTACACCAGAGGATATCTACTCTGACAAAGGACAAGAGATTCGTGTCAAGGCCAAGGGTGTTACAAAACGTATGCAAGGTAACTTCTTAGAAGGTAGACTTGGACTAATCATTGATGGTACAGGTAAAGACTACGACAAGATTTCAAAACAAGTTTCTGGACTACAATCTCTTGGATATGAGTGTGCAATGATTTTTGTCAACACCTCACTTGATACTGCACAAGAACGTAATAGGATGAGAAAACGTACACTGCCTGAAAAAGAAGTAACAGTAATGTGGAATGAGGTTCAACAGAATATAGGTAAATTCCAGAGATTGTTTGGTGGTTCTAGTATGATTATTGTAGATAATAATGATGCTGGTGAGGATGTGTTTGAAAAAGTATGGAAGCGAATCGCAATGCTGATTCG